CCGACCTGTGGAGTATCAAGACGAATTGCAAACGCAAGAGTAGCAGCTCTGCCAGGAATGTATCTCATTACATTCTTGGTCTGTCGAATTACTTTACTTCCAACTGCAGAACCAACCTGCATTACTACATTACTAGAATTTGCATTATAAGTAGCAGTTGCACCGACTCCTACTACACTCTCATCCCAGACATCAGTTTCCTTTCCATATTGGAAAGTGTTGAAGAATACTGTCTGAAATGGAGCAACCTTTAATCTGTTATTGTTAGAAAATTGAGGTCTCCAATCTGTTTGGTTTCCCCAGTGATCAGCAATATTATACACCTCAAATAGAGATCTTTCCTGGTTTAGAAAGTCCTGTGTGTTCTTATTCCACTGTGCCATTAGTCACTCCAAGTTAATCTTTCTGGTTGATATCTTTGTGCGTTTTTGATTCTCGAAGTGTTTTGTTGGCCTGGGTAGATGTTTTGAACCATTGCACCAGGATACTCACCTTGAATTTGTTCAGCCAGTTCTGGTTTAGAAGGCATCTGTCCTTCTAACTCCAGTCTGTAGATTTTTCCTTCCCAGATAATATCAGCAAAGTAAGATTCCTGTGCAGGTTCTGGTTGGGAACCCCCTACGTTGAGGGTTCCATTGAAATCACCATTAATGGTGATACTTTCGGATAAAAATTGTTTAAAACTTTTCATTAGTTACAGTTCCAACGACGGAGGGCTTTATTGATTCTGGAATCTGGGTCTCTAGCAGTTTTAGCAGAAGTAAGACGCTTCTTCATACCACTCATTCTTGAGCAGAACGACTTGCGACGCTTTGCATCTTTAGAACCTGCTTTTAATTTTGATGGTTTTTTAGTAACTGCAGTTTTCAGTTTTGAACCTGGATTCTCTCTGCGATAGGCATCAACTGCTTTTTGACTTAAACCATCGGTTTTGTCTTTGCGATTTACAGATTGCCAATCTTCATCAACCTCTTCTTCAGACACATAAAGCAATTGCTCCCCTGGTTTGTAATCAGTTACATAATAGGTATTTACTTTTGAACCGGGATAGACTTTTTCAATTTGGTCTTGAACTTCTTTTCTACTTGGTTTTGTAATTTGTGGGAAGAACAACTTAATCATGTAAAACTTTCCTCTCCAACTCAAAGTTACCACAATTATATTTCCAGTTCTTTGTGGAACTCTTACTGCTTCACCAATATCACCACCACCATCAGATGATTCTGATGGTACAAAGTCCTCTGGAGTTTCTGGTGCTAAAGATGCTGGTTTTGAGAACATATCCCAATAGTGACCACCATACTTACATTCAGTTCTTAATTCATTCTTTTTGCATTTTGGACAATATCTTTGAACACCACATTCTTCTTTTACTGATTTCCAAGGTTCTGGTTTGATGAGGTCAATAAACTCATATTCAGTTGCCTTGAAATCGTCTCTCCAATTAGAAAATTCATATCCTTCTTTTTTGACACAATTTGGATATTTTTTTCCAAACATTTTTTTCATACCTTTTTTCTCATAACCAGGCCAACACTTTTCACCAAGATCAATTTCTTCTTTTTTAGTTTTATTTCCCCAATTAGCAGCACCTTTTTTACGGCACTTAACTAAAGCCCCAGAAGCATATGCAGAAGGCCAAACCTTATAACGAGATTTTACTTTATGATAACAAGCATCTTTTTCACCTGCTGCTTCGATCATTGCTTCTTCTGTTTTCACGTTAATTGCCTTCCCTTTTCTATCTGGATTTGGATCTTTTTGATTCTTGCGTCTAAAAGCTGCTTCTTCCTCATCTTTAGAAAGATTACGCTTCATTTTTGAAGAACCACACTTGGGTTTGGTGGTTTGACCTGGTTGCTTTGCACAGGGTTTTCCTGCATACTTGCCACCCAGTTGAACCCAACCAGGGGTGCCATCAGAAGAGCGACTCTTGCTAAACCAGTCACGCAAAGAACTATCACCACTTTTCGTTTCTTCGTTAGTAACATAATCTGCTGCAGTATCAATGTAATCTGCTGCTTTAGTAATTTTAGATTGAACCCAGGCTTGTAAATTACCCTCACCTTTTTTACCCATCTTCTTTTGAAGACGTTTAACAGCACTTGCTACGGTCTTTAATTCTGACCTAGCCATAGAATATTCGTGATCTTTTTTTTCTTCACTCATTTTCTTTTTGCGACCCTGGCAGTGAGCTCTCTGACTAAAACCCTTTGGGTTATTGCAGTCAATACTCTTTTTATATTTATCTGACCATTTTTCTTGAAGAGAACTCATTGCCTTTAAGTGTCGAAAAAGAACATATGGAATAATCTAGAGTCATATTTATCATATCCAAAATATTTAGACGCAGCATGAGGGCACTTTGCATCCCATATGACTAATCGATTAAAAACATTGCCAACAACATCAATATGATCCCAAGGTGTAGGATCTAAAAACTTTTTAGACCAAATTATATCAGATCCTTCAACACTAACATGCCTAATCCTTGTTTCTTTATGTGCAAGTAAAGATGTTCCACACTCATATGGAGCATCTGGTGTTAGATAAACAGTAGCTGCCCATCTTTGATGATCTGCATGATATACTAATGGGTCTTCACAAGTGCAATACTGAAATCTTCCACACATTGTATATGTGTCTGTCCATCCAGTAATTTTTTTATTCATAATCATCTCAAATCTTTCCTTTGTTCCAGGAATTTCATATTGATGTTCAGTTCTCTTTCCTTTATATCCACTGTCAGAAATGAAATTTTGTTCTAATGCAAAATCTCTAATAGAATGTGGATCATCATAAAAATTATCTACAACCCATAATGTTGGACTTGAAGACTCATTGAGTTTTTGATCCTTTAAAAAATAATTCATATCAAATATTTAAAATGCCTGGAAGTCTTTTTCCACCTTCTTTAATTGCAACTAAATTTGTGGTAACAACAGGAATATGAGGAGACATTTCCCATGTATCTAGGCGATATGATTGAAATCTAATATCTTTATTCCTAATGAATTCTGCTTTACTCTTGTCGGTATAATACCAAAAACTATGTTCGTTCCAAAAACTCACATGAGTTGGATCTTGCCATGCCCCGCGTCCATCTGTAGAAGGAACTTCAATTAGAGCCCAACCACCGTGTGCAAGAACACGATGTATCTCTCTCATTGTTTTAATTGGATCTCTCAAATGCTCAATCACATGACTGGCATTCAAAACTCCAACACTATTGTCTGGAAGAGGAATTCCGTCATTTAAATCACAAATAATATCTGCGTCACATTGATCGATTGTCATATATCCTTTTCTGGGATATAATCCTCCACCAAGATCTACTTTTAGTAAATTATTTTTTTCAGCATCATGTTCAGCAAGAGCATAAACATTCTCATAAGCAAGTCTTACAGTTTCTTTTTGAATCTGTGAATTTTTTTCCAAATAAGTATTGTTGCCAGTTACTCTATAAACATAAAGCGGTTTTTCTATAAAGTACATATTTGTATTTAAATATGTCCTTATCATTAATTCATGATCATCACATATTTCAAGTTCTTGATTGTGACCTCCAATTTTTTTATATAAATCAGATCTCCAAGATCTTACATGATCTGGAGCATACCAAATAAATGAAAGACTATGGCTACTTGGATGCCAAGAATTCATTACATATCTTTCTTCTTTACGAAACTTGACTTTTGAATATGACCAACCATGAGCTGGATTATATGGAACAAATTCCTTTTTCATGTTATATTGGATGGCATTACTGTATGCAAATCCAATATTCTCATCTTGATATGCTTTATTCAATTCTTCTAAACAATTTGAAGTAATCATATCATCATAATCAACTTCAACCAGAACATCGCCCGTTCCCTTATGAAACGCATGATGTTTATGATATCCAACATTTATTGAGGTATTTTCTGTCCTGAAAATCTTTACCCTATCATCATTTCTAATTCTTTCTGATATATCAGCCTCTGTTAAATTATTGTTTAACCAAAGAACCCATTCCCAGTTTAAATATGTTTGTGCTAAAATACTATCATAAAGTTCTTCAAGATATGGATTTTTTTTGTGTGCTGGAGTGATAATACTAAACTTATAATTCATAATCAGTAAAATAATGTATGTGAATAATTAATTAATCAGTCAATTCTTCACTTGTTAATGATGGCCAAGAAACTTCTAATGGATTTGTTGTTGTAGATGTAATGTCTCTGAGTGCCTGAATATATGTATCGAGGTCGGAGATATTATCTGTCGTGTCTAATCCTTGTCTGGTTTCACTTAAATTTCTCATGACTCTCCACTCAACTTCTTTGATTTTGGTATCTCTATTTTCTCTAACTTCTGCCCAAAGTTCTGCTAGTTTAGCATTAATTTCTTCCGTGGTCAATGAAACAACCTCCCATGCAGTGCCGTTCCAAATTACCTTTTGAGTATCACTATCATATGCCGGAAAATCTCCTGCAGCAACATATCCCGCATCAGTAAGTTCATCACTAGTAAATGTAGAAGAATCTGTTCTTGTACTTCCATCAGAAAGACGAATTCTTTCTGGTAATGATGTTGGATATTGTCCGTTGTATGAATAAAGCATTTTAAATCTCCTTAGTAAACAGCGACATATAAAGTATCATCAGGATCCATTTGAGAACTAGTTGGACCCGTAAGGGCATGAATAACTCTAATCTTTTCTCCACCACTAAAAGTATATGCAGGACTTCTCATGACAGCTCCAGACAATAATGTAGATCCACTTGTCTCCCGATATGCATAATATGTAGAAGATGTCTGAGAAATCTGTGCATCTCCTACAGTCGCAAGAGTGTCAGATCCTCCATCTGCAGTTAATTTATATGCATTACCAATACCATCTGCAGCTCCTGTGTAACTTGAACCAGTGGATGTTGCCCAAGAAAAGCGAGTAATCGCTGCAGAAGTAGACATGTTTACATAAGTGTATCCAGATGCTGTAGCAGGAGATACAGGAAAACCTTGAGTAGAAGATCCTGAGATTTGTGATGTATAAGTCTGCCATCCAGAACCACTACCTCCAGTAGAGGTATTAAAGATCCAAGATGCTACAAGAGTTGATCCAGATATAATCTGAACACCCGCAATTGGAACATCATTATAAAATGTGGTTGATGACGTGACTTTTACTCCAATATAAACTCTTCCACTCCCACTAAAGTTTGTTTGAACTTCACCAACATCATAAGGTCCATTATAATCTGCACTATTACCCATATATGCTCCAGAATCAAGAAATCTATTACTGATCTCAT